TTAGCCCGTAGGGGGCGTCTACCGAGGGGTAGGCCATGTGAGACTCCTAAAATTTACAAACCGCGTCCGAACGACACCTCAGACTTGCGCTCTCGGAAGAGAGGCATGCGGGGATCGCTCTCGCGCATGTAGTTGTTGTCCACTGACGCCATCTGCCCATCAGCTTGACGCTGATAAAAGGCGTTCCGTTGTTCAGTGAACTCCTTCGGTGTTTTGCAAAGCATGAGCCCGCCGATCTGAATGCTGTCCGGAAAGCGGCCCGCGCCGGTCTCCGCAACATACGTCTCTGGGTGATCACTTGCCTTGACGGGCTCCCAGCCCTCTTGAAGTTTCATGGAAACATTGCGAGGATCAGCGTTCCCGAGGGTACTGACCCGAATCCAACGCATGGCGTATCCAGGCTCCTCATTCACATGAGGAAGCACATCAGGAATCATCCACTGCTTCGGCCTTTCAGCCTTTGCTCGGGTGTCCAGTTCACGGGGGTTACGTTCAGCCATTTTGTTTCCTCATTTCTTCAGCAACCGCACGGGCGTACTGCTCATTCGTCAGTCCGAGCCGCTTGGCGATTTGAACTTGTGATTGCGTCAACACGATCTTTCTGGGCGCTGTGCTTCGCGTGGCAGGAGCTACAACGGACTTTTTTACCGGCTTCTCAGAGGGGAACGCATCTGGGAAGATCTGGCGCACCTCTTGATTGATGCGCTGGTAATACTCGTCACTGTTGGTATCTACACCACTTTCCACAAGTTCATTGTGAACTTCCATCGCCACTGCCGTCATCTTTCGGTTGGTCAAAAACCACGGATTGGCTTCTTGCCACGCACGGGCTTTTGGTTCCACCTTGGGCACAACAGGGCTTGGAGCGGGTTGTACCACAGTTTCTTCAGGCTTTGCAACAGGTTTGAAGTTATTGACGCGCTCTGCCTTAATTTTGGCAGCAGTCAATTCTTCCTGAGCCGCTACAAGCGCATCTGAATCACCCGCTTCATATGCCTGCTTGTATTTGACCTTGGCCTGTTCTACCTCGTTGGCAACAACCTTCTTGGCTTGTTCCAGCAGTGCTTGCTGGCCTTGGCCGAGACTACCCTGTAGGCGTTTGTTCTCCTCGACAAGGTTTTGAGCAAGGCGCAGCGCTTCTTCCCGCTCACGCAGCGCGGACTCCTTGGCTCGGCGCTCCTCGTGATACCCCTTGGAGAAGTGCTGGATGCGCTTCTTGACCCCTTCGGAATACTGAGACAGTTCGTCGTCAGTCACTTCCGTAGGAGCCTCCTTCATCGGGGCTCGGTTGCGGTCTTGCTCAGGCGTATCGTCAACGACCTCGATCTCGGTTTCGCCTTCGACTTCAATCTGAAGTTCTTCGGGCGCGTCCTTCTTCTCAGTCTTGATCTCATCCGGGAATTGGAATTCCGTCATGTTCTACTCCTTATGACCGCTTGATGCCGCGAGGATCTTGCACAACCGCTTCAACCGAATCGTCGTTGATGATGCGAAATTCTTGGCCGTGGATCTTCAGCCGCGTACCAGAATTGGGACGAACCAGCACGAAGTCCCCCACCTTGCAAGAAGGCCCGCTAGGGAACCGAAGCGGGTCTTTGTAGCAGTCTGGTCCCATCTTGGCGACATACAGAACTGGACTCATCACCTCTTCAAAGTGCATGGTCTGCCCTGCTTTAACCAGCCCACTTTCGTACTCTTCTTCCGCTTTGGGCAGAACGCAGAGCAAGTGGTAGGTCACGGGATCAGGCACTTGTCGGGCCTTTTCCTCATCAGTTTGCGGCAACACGGTGGTGTTTTGGCCGTCGCTCAGGAGTAGTTCACTCATCGTCGTTTTCCATCTTTCGCACAAGGTCGGTTATGAAAGCATGAGCGCGTGAAAGACCCTGGATTTCACCCGTCATGTATTTGTACTCGGCAAAGTCTTTTGCCGCACCTGAGATAAGCGCCTGCGCAATGGACTCGCGGCGCTCTTCCAGTTCTTTAATAACTACGTCAAACGCAGTAGTCATGTTTACTCCTTAGCCTGAGGTTTTTGCTGACGCATCATCTGCTGCCGAGTTTTGATCGCATCGGACTGCATCTGCTGCCTCATCTTCTGTTGGTGAATCTGTTCCTTCTGTTGAAGTTCCTGCTGCGCCTTCATGGCCTTCAGCCGGGGATCTTCGCCCTGACCCTTTTGGGCTTCCAATGCAAGACGTTGTTGCTCAAGTTGCAACTTGCCCTGAGCAATTTGGAAGTCCATCTGGTCGTTCTGTGCCTTGCGCTGCATCTCGGCTTGCTTCAATTGAAGCTCGGCCTGTTGCATTTGTATCGTTGGGTCTTGAGCCTGCTGCTGGGCTTGCATCTGAGCAGCCATTGCTTGGTTCTGCACCATCGTCCTCTGAGCCGCAGCGGCAATCAGCGGAGCCAAAGCCTTTTCATCTTCAGGAGCAATGGGAGCCTCGTCATTGGTATCTAACGTAGGAAGTGGTACACCCAGCGCCATCTCAACCTGCGCCCGGTATGCAAACGCAGCATGTTCTGCAATGTGCGCCATAAGTGCGGCCATCATGCCCTGAGCCATTGGGTTTTGGCCCACGGTGGACATAACCTTTGGATCTTGCATGAACGACTGATGCGTCATCAGGTGAGCCTCATGGTCTTGATAAGCAAATGCCTTGATAGGCTTGCCTCTCAAAACATTCATGTTCTCCGTCACCGGATCTTGAGGCTTCTGATCCTCCGGGATCGCGACAAGTTTGTCGGCGTTCTTGATACCCAAAACTTCTAGCATCTGCCGGTGAAGCTGAGGTAGATCATAAATTTGTGGCGCACCTTGGGCCAGTTGCAAAGCCGCTTGGTACTGCATGATCCGCTGCGCCATCGTGGCGGCGTTTGGATCGCTGACAGGAATCACCTCCACTACATCGTAGTCAGCCTGTTTGACCGACCGATCCCCACCTTCTGGAGTGTAAGGATACTCACTAGGCAGGAAGTCTCGGATGATTCCCTTCAGGAGTTTGAATTCCATCCGCAGCGAAGCATGTACACGCGCTTGGACGGCACTCATTGTCTTGAGTTGCCGCTCCAAAATTGCCAGCGTGGTTCCCACCGGAGCCTGGGCAGACATATCACTGATTTTCAAATCAGCAATAGCTGCAAGTCTGCGGCCTTCTTCCGTGATGCGCTCAAGCAGCATTGACAAAACTTGGCTCGGCTCCTTATAAGGAAGCGGCATGATGTTGTCACGCACACTTCCCGAAGGAATATCCACATCCCTGAACTCGCCAGGAGCAATCGGTGTGTCGTCGCCCTTGATCCGAAGCCCTCTGGACTTCAAGCCACCCGGTAAATTTGACAGGGTTCCGGCGTCCACCAACTGTCGGATGATGGAGGTTCCTGCTCTTGCGTATCCTCCGATGAGATGGATATAACCGAGACCGTAAGCCCCAAATCCAGGAATGTACGTGTACTGGACGAAGTGCTGTCGCTTGAGTTTCTTTTTGTCGTCTTCTTCCCAGTTCCTGCGGATCGCCAGAACCGTTTGAGTCCCGCGCTCAACCGTGACCACATACGGCAAAGGAACTTCATCTTCGTACCCCGGCATGTCCCAGTCTACGTGGATCTCCAATACCTGATACCGATCATCGTCGGTAAGGGTATACCCTTGCTCCTCGGCCTTTTTCTTCTCAATGTCAGTGAAAAACCTGACCGGTTCGCCCAGTTCTACGTCTCTGTAGAACTCTGCCACTTGTAGTTTCTTGATTTCGTTCTCAGTTTTGCGCATGACATGAGTCACACGCTCTGCTGTGTACACGTTTGACGCCCCGTAAGGCATGATCAAGTCTTCAGCCGGGACAAACGGAGCCGCAGGCAGTTCCGTACTGGAATTTGGGTAGATCTTCTTGAATGCCGACCCAGAAAGTCCCAACGAATACAGCATCCGCTCATGTTCGGACCTGTAATCAATCATCCGCTCGGTCAGCATGTAGTTCATGTCGTCACGAACCCGCTCTGCTGCCTCTTCTTTCAGCCGGTCAACCGCCCCAATGATCTGAGTCTTGACAGGGCCCTGAGCCGGGAACGTCTCAGTGATCATCTCTGATTGGAACCTGATGGCGGCTTCTGTCAAAAGAGGGCTGTAAACACCACAAGCCCCGTTCCAGGGCTCTGTGCGCTCCTCATACTTCATCCCAAGGACTTCTAAGCCCTTGACAAACATCTCTGTCCAGTCCTTGCGACTGTTGATGTCTGCGTCCACGAGATCCACAAGCTCTGAAGCTAAAGACTGAAGCTCACTCTCTTCCATGTACTCCGCGAGGTTGGCATCAAAGTTTTCCGCCGTCTTGGGCTCGGGCATCAATTGAATCTCAACGCCGTCAATCCCAATGTTTACAGCGTCGGGGTTTTCAATTTCAATCTCAATTGCAGGCTCATCGCCCATCAAGCCCATGTCCAAGGGGGTCAGAACGGTGTCGGTGTTGGTCGCCATGTTGTACCTTCAGAATCAGTAGTAGGAGACGTTCCGGCGCTTATGCATCGGTTCGTCTTTTTCATCGCTGTCAATTGCAATGAACCCGCCCTGTCTAAACCTCATCAAAGCCTGACTGGACGAGTCCACAAGGTCATCATGGTCCCCATTTGGGAAAGAGGCCATCTCTTCCATGACCTCTTCTGCCCATCTTTTCTCCGGGCACCACACAACCCCTGATGCAAACAGGTCTGCGATTGAATTTACACGGGCTATCTTATCGCTGCCTTTGCCCGGTGTGTACTCCGAAAGCGGTATTCCCATCTTTCTCATCTCATAGATCAAGGGAGCGCCCGCTGCCCTCTTTTCCACGATCAAAGTGTCAGGATCCCACTCCTTCCACATCTCAAATGCCTTCTTTTTAAGATCCGGGAACTCCAAACGAGCCTTGTAGGCATCCAAAAGGATGATGTTTGGCCTCAAATCACCGTGTTTATTAGGGTGGTCAAACACACCCCACGTTGTACAAGCTGAGAAGTCAGCCCTGTTGTTCTTCTCAAAGGCCGTGTCCCAGCTTTGGATGATGTACTCACACGCAGGAGGCGCTTCTTGATCCCAAATCTGCCACTGTTCACGCTTGACAATGGCTCCACCCTCAGAAATTGGGTTCTGCTGGTACTGAGCCTCCCATTTCGCCACTGGAAGCTCTGCCTTGAGCGATTCCAGAGCCTCTTTTGACCAAAATCCAGGCCAAAGAGGGTTGCCAGAGGGCAATATGGCAGGAAATTCAATGACTTCCCACTGATCAGAGCCGTCTCTTTCTGCCCCTTTGAGGATCTGCCCCGCCAAATCCTTCTTAGACCAGCGGGTCATCACAACAATGATGGCCCCCCCAGGCTGTAAACGCTGCCGAGGACCAGATGTATACCACTCATACACGCCGTCATAGACCTCAGGATTGCCTTGCTTTGCCTCCTGTTCACTGTGCGGGTCGTCAATGATCAACAGATCCGCACCCTTACCCGTCACAGCACCGCCAACACCAATAGCGAAGTAGTCCCCGCCTTTGTGGGTGTTCCATCTGCCCGCTGCTTTGGAGTCGCTAGACAGCTTTGTGTCAAACACCTTGGCATATTGTTCACTTTGAACCAGATTCCTGACTTTTCTGCCAAACCCCACTGCCAATTCCGCAGTGTGGGCGGTCTGGATGATCTTTTTCTCAGGGAATTTGCCCAAGAACCAACTCGGAAGCAAGTACGAAGCAAACTCAGACTTGGTGTGCCGGGGAGGCATGTTGATGATCAACCTCTTCAACTCCCCCGCCGCAACCCTCTCAAAAGCCTCTGCCATGATCTGATGATGCCGCCCAGAGATAAACCCAGGCCACATCTGCCTGACAAAAAACAAATAGCTCTCCCGGCACCTCTCCACCCTGTCCATCTCCAACAAGGCAAAGATCTTGTTCCGCTCAACCTCAGGCACCTTGTCCACAACCGCAAGGTACTGCCCAATCTCCTGCTTAGACAACAACGTCACAGACTCACCACCTCATCAATAGACCTGTCCACAACCTTCACGCCATAGAACCTTCCAGGGGCCACCTTGAGGTGGCCCTCCTTCTCAAGCCTCTTCACAATCCTGTGCATGTTCGCTTTTGATTTCAATCCCAAGCTCTTAGCCATCACCTCATAAGAAGGCGATACCCCATGCCTCTTGATGTAAGCCCTGATGAAATCAAGAACCAACTGCCATCTGTCTGTCACGCCTCTTCTCCTCTCCATCCATCGCCCACAAAGCAGCACTCGCCATCCTGCACTGAACCGCTGCCTCCAAAGCAAACTCAATCGCCTTGTCAAACTCTCTGTTCAAAGCAGCATTGTGCAAATCCCTCAACGCCTTCTCCGCCAACATTGTTGGCATCGCATAGTCATTGATGGGAGTGTAAACGGTTGTTTCCATGCGAACAATATCTTTCTGAAAAATATATACCCCCGGGGGGTGTTGATTGGCGGATGAAGGGGGGGGGTTTGTATGGAGGGATATTTGGGGGAGTGGATTAGAGCGTATACGCGGGAGGGTGGTCAGTCATGCACAGCGGGGGGTCCGGTGCCGGTGGGTCCACCGCTCCGCCGTTTACGCCTCGCCCCCGTGCAAACGCTGATCTGTGTACACGCGCCCGCGTGGCCTGCGCCTGCCTCGTGCCCCGCCTCGTGCTGCACCGCTGCGCCCTGCTGCTGCTCACGCATCGTCGGTGCCTGTCCGTTTACGCGTCGTCAGCCCCACTAGCTTGAGGTGTCCGCTCAGTGCTGCCTTCAGTTCAGCGGCGGTGAGAGGCTTGTCTGCGGTCTGCTGCTGGTCGCGCCACATGCCGGCGCTGCGGCCCAGGAGTTCCAGGGCTTTCAGCCGACTGCCCTCCTGGTTGGCTTGTTTGCTGAGTGCAACCAGACTCCGCATCACGTAGCGCTTGGTGGCCGCGATGTCATCCGCCAGGGCCTCTTGTGTCTCTTCCCAGGCTTCCCGTACCAACTTGGCAATCCGTGGGTCTTTGGCTAGCTTGGACGCTGACGCTGACACCGTGACATCTGCAGCGCCGCTGTTTGGGTATGCGTCTCGGTACGCCTGACGCATGGACTTCCCTGCTATCAGCCCTTGGGTGAATGCCATCTGGCTCTGAGTCAAGGGTCTGTCTCTCTTCCACTCTGCTGCCCCTACCACTCTTCCGTCTGCTCTTACCTTTGGTGCTTCTGCGGCCTGGGCTGCCCGTTCCGCTTCGCTGATCTCTTCCGGGCTTTCATCCGTGTAAACAGGCCCATCCTCTCCGTCGTCCTGGCCCACATCCTCCAAGGCCCGCATGTAGTCATCCGCACTGATCCTTGTCATACCCGCAACCCTCTCGCCGCTCCAACCGTTCGCACACTGGCCCGGATCACCCCGACCATCGTTCGTTCGCAATGTTATCCACAGGTTATCCTTTTTGCAAGAAGTTATCCACAGCCTGTGGATAAGCCTTTGTTTGTGCTTAAAAATGAGGCATTACCTATGGAGCAACTGTGGATAACTTGTGAACAACTCGCTAAACGCCGCGATCTTTCTTTTTTGATACCCAGGTAAGGGTGACCCCCTTGAATCGCTCCTGAGCCGTTTTGACGCGTTCTAGAGGCATGTCCATTTATACAGGAAAGACCCCCAACATTTACTCGGGATTGAATGCCGTGCTACTCGCGCATATGCGCGCATCACGGGCGCATCACGGGCGCGCACCTTGTGGTCTAGAGCCCCGTCTGGCCTTCCCTTGTGGTGCTAGTGCTATCCCCTCGCACACACCTATTGACCGCACCGATTTACACCGTTATGCTCGCGGTGCCCGCAGGGGCCCCCGCAGCGGTGATCGCAGCGGCGGAACAAGAGAGAGAAGCAACATGACACATACAACCCGTGAGTCATGGCTGGCCGAGGCAGTCGCCCAGGCCCGCCCCATCTTCGCCACTGCTGGCGCAACCCTTCCGGCCCGCATCCGCGTGACATGCGGCCTGCCATCGACGTTCAGTCGCAGCGGCACCCTGGCCGAATGCTGGGCCGACACGGACTCAGCCGATGGCACCCACGAAGTGATGATCAGCCCGACCCTGGCCGACCCGGCGCAAGTCCTGGCGCAACTGGTGGGAGCCCTGGCGCATGCTGCGCCCGGTGCCATGTCGCACACATCCAATGCCTATGTCGAGGCAGCCGCCAACCTGGGGCTGTGCCCCGTGGGTGACAACTGGAGGCAGGTAGCAGGAGCAGAGGACTTCCCCCAGGCATACGCCGGGGTGCTGTCTGCACTCGGGGCCTACCCTCATGCACCGCTGAACGTGGGCACCCGCAAGGCGCAGACCACGCGCATGCTCAAGGCGATCTGTCCAACCTGCGGATACACGGTGCGCCTGTCACAGAAGTGGGCAGACAAGGGACTGCCGACCTGCCCGACCGATGGCGACACCTTCGCCCTTGAGTCTCAACTGTCTGCTGCCGAGGAGGTCTGATCATGGCCCTGCAAACTCAAAATGCCCTGATGGGCCTGCCGATGGGCACTATCGCCGCCGCTTACTGGGCGGTGACCAATCAACAGGCCACCAACAGCAAAAGCCAGATGGTGGCAGCACTGGCCCGGGCCGTGGACGGTGGAACCATCACCCTTGCCGATGTGCGCCGCCTGGGCAACATGGGGCAAAAGCCCGCCTCCAATGTGGGCCTGCACAACCCCGCCCCAGCGTTTCCGAACCCCGGGAGCCCGGTCATGCAAACCATGGCCCAGCCCGCCCAGGCAAACCCCGGCACGGTGCGCCTCGCCGCCCAGGTGGGCGCGACCGAACTAGAGGTGGCCGGCCTCAAGGTTTCGATGGCAACAGTGGCGGCGGAAATCCAATCCCTGGATCAGCGCCTCGCCAACCTGGGGCAGCAGCAGGCGGGGGGCAATGCCCGCCTGGGGCAACTGGGGTCCGATGTCGCTGCACTGGCCGGGCGGGTGGAGAACGCCGCCAACACCGCCCAGGCCGAGACCAAGAGCCTACGCGCCCAGGTGCAGACCCTGGCCGACTCACTGGGCGGCATCACGATGCCAGTAGATGAGATGCGGGCAGCAATGCGTCAGGCAGTCGCTGATGCCTGGGGCCCGGTCCGCGCCGCCGCTGAGGCCAATGGCACTGAGGCCGATGTCCGCGCCCAGGTTGCCGGTCCTGCTGGCCGCGCCAGTGCTTTAGATGTCTTCGGCATCGATGCCCGCGATGCTCGGGGCCGTCCGCTGATGTTCAGCACCTGGGCAGACACTGCGCCGCCCGTTGACGCCTGCCATATCTGGACCGAGCCTGTCCTCCGTATGCTGGCCCTGGCCGAGTCCACCGGGCGCAATGCGTGGCTTGCTGGCCCCGCCGGGGTCGGCAAGAGCCAGACCGTCCAGCAGTACGCAGCCCGCACCGGGCGGGCCTTCGAACGGTTCCAGATGCACAAGCTCGCCGGGGTGGACGACTTCCTGGGCGCAGTGGGCATCAAGGGCGGCGACACCGTTTTCCAGCCGGGTCCGATCCTCCGAGCATTCACCACGCCCGGTGCCATCTGCCTTATCGACGAACCCGCCACCGGATCGCCCGCAGTGATGGCAGTTCTTAATGGTTTGCTGGAGCCTGGGCAACCCCGCATCAGTCACGGGGAGAAGGTTTACACGCGGGCCACCGGGACTCTGTTTTTTGGTGCCGACAACAGCAACGGGCAAGGGGACACGGGCGGCAGGTTCGCTGGGGTGCAGCAGATGAACACCGCCACGATGGATCGCTTCTCATTCGTGGTGCCCCTGACCTATCTTGACCCGGCAGACGAAGCCGCAGCCCTGGTGCTGCACACCGGGTGCAGCCAGAAGATGGCCGACCACGTAATCCAGGCCTTCACCCTGGCCCGCTCCAAGGTTGAGACGGGCGACCTGATCGACCCGCCGACCTTCAGACAGGCTATCGCGTTTACGCAAGCCTGCTCTGTGCTGCCACCATCCGAGGCATGGCGCGTCACCATCGCTGCCCGTCAGCCGATGGAATCCCAGGTTGCTCTCGCCGCTATCTACTCCGCCGCTATCGACGAAATCACCATCACCAATGAGGCCGCATGATGAAAATCGAACACCTGATGTCCCGCCCCACCGTCCGGGGTTTCGAGGCCCGCGCTGGCCTGGAGTCCTTTGGGGCCATGCTCTGCAAAATGTGGGGCCTGCCCCCCATCACCGTGACCTGGGGGCCTATCGCCTCGGCCTGCATTGACGCACAGGGCAACATCACCCTGGCAGACATCGCAGACGATGCGACCGTCACCCGCGCCGAAGTTGCCCGGTATGCCGGTTTTTTGCTGCATGAACTTCTCCACCGCCGCTATACCGACTTCAACGCCCGCGATGGCAGGCCCTACGTGGACCGACTGCATAACGCAGTCGAAGACGCCTGGATTGAGTCCCGTTGCATCCGGGAAGGCTTGACCGGCAACGCCCGGGGTCTGCTGCACCAACTGATTCGGGGAATGGTGGACGATGCCCCCGCCACGGTGGACTGGTCTGCCGTCCCTCAGTACCCCTTCAGCCTCGCCGTTTACCTGCGGCAATACGGAGTCACCGTGCCCGTCCCCGCCTCGCTGATGCCCGTGTACCGGGAAGCACTGCGCCGCCTGCCCGCCTGCACCAGCAGCACCGACACGCTGGCCCTCGCGCAATGGGTCTTTGCACAGATGCAACAGCCCGAGAGCAGCAAGCCCGACGACCAGCAGCAGGGCGACCAACCCGGCAACGAGCAAGGCGACGGACAGGGAGACGGACAGGGAGACCAGACCGGCGACCAGCAGGGCGACGGGAAGAGCGACCAGCAAGGCCAGCAGCAGGGCCAGGACGGGGCCTCTGGCGACGGGGAAGGGGCAGACGACACCCCGGCAGACGCTGGCAAGGCCAGGAAGCCCCAACCCAACAGCCACAGCATGGAGGTCGAGCCGCAGGGCCCTGCCACCAAGGGTGACACGGGCGGCACCTTCACCGCCCAGGCAAACGAGGCGGGATGGCCTGAATCACAACAGGCCCGCTCCCTTGATGTCACGATCCCGGGTGGCCTCCGGTATCAGGTCCGCAGGCTTTTCGAGAACACCGCTCAGGATTGGGTCGAGCCGGGTTACCGCTCGGGCCGATTGAACCCTGGCGCACTGCACCGAGTCCCCCATGGTGGGGAAGATGTGTTTACACGCCGCTTTGAGCGCGACGGTATCGATTCCGCCGCCGTGCTGCTGCTGGATATGTCGGGTTCAATGTGGGCCGACCTTGACAACAACGTCAGCAAGATAGACACCGCAGCCGCCTGTACCTGGGCACTGGCTGAGACCCTGATGCAAGCCGGGGTCGATGTCGCCATTTTGGGCTTCGACAATGACCTATACCGGCTGCGCGACTTCGGCAGCACTCCAGCACTGAAGACCCGCGCCACCCTGGAACGCATCCGCACGGGCGGCAGCACAAACGATTACGCCGCTATCCGCCTCGCCCATCAGATGCTGCTGCGCCACCATGCAACCCGCCGCGTAGCCTTCGTCCTGGGCGACGGTGTAGGCGACCGCGCCAACGCATCCCGACAGGTGAAGCAGGGCGAGAACCTGGGCATTTCGACTATCGGGATTGGCATCGGGTACGACGTACGCAGCGTTTACGGTGCTGGTTCTGTCCGGGTTGACCGGCCCGCAGACCTGGGACGGGTTGCCTTCCAGAAGATGAAGGGGGCAGCATGAACGAAGACGACAAGGTGGGGCTGGCAGCGCTGGCCCTCTTGATCCTGGCCCTGGCCCTGGTATGGGCCGGGGTTATTTGAAACCAGTAGGCCCCTGCGGGGGTGGAGGTGTAAACAATGTTTGCGAGATTCTTTGAGACAGAGGACGCAGCCCGCGCTGCACTGGCGACCTGGGCCGAGGGGGTCCGGGGCGACTGGACCGTGGACCGACCCCGCGAGGTGATCCGCATGGGCGGCACCGCCTGGGGTGAGGGCAGCATCGCTCCGGTGGACCGTCACAAGGTGATGGGTCGTCCGCTGCGGAAGCTGCGGGCCGAGGCACGGGGTCCGTTCGCCCGGTCGGGTGGCGACAACCAGGGCACCAGCACTGCGGTGCTGGAAGTATGTTTTCCCAAGGAGGTGTAAACGTGAAACACGCGCAATGGTTTGCCGATGCCAACTTCATCGGCCCCGCAGAACTGCCCACGCTGATAAAGGTGAACACCACGGCCCCAGGCATGGAGCGGGAGGAGGTGGAATCCATCGCCCGCCTGATTGCCGCCGCGCCTGACCTGCTGGCCGCGCTGCAAGCCCTGACAGACTGGGGACGGGATCACACTAGCCCGAAAGACCCGAATAGCCCGCATGCCCTGCTTGTCGCGGCCCGCGCCGCTATCGCCCAGGCTTTGGAGGGTCAACAATGAGTGTAAACAATCAAGCCCTGGACATCTTGCACGATGTCATCAGCGGCAGGCGGGAAGCCTGGGATGTTCTCTTCGCCATCGCAAAGCACAACCCTGCCGCCCTGGTGTCTTCGGTGTCACCTGACACCGAATTTGTTGGGTCAGTGCTGGAGGCAATCAGGCATGGCAACCGGATTGAGGCAATCAAGGCCATACGGGGCAAATTCGGGTGCGGCTTGAAGGAGGGTAAAGACCTCTGCGACGAGGCGGCAAGAAAACTGCCTGACGAGGTAGCGGCTGGCCGGGTAATCCTGGGTGGCCCTATTCCCTTTTGATGTAAACAGGAGGCAACATGAAGACAGGTGAAATGATGAGTGCAAAAGTAATTTCCCAGGTCAGCAAGACGGTGCAGGTCTGGTACTGGCCGACCCTTCAAAAACCCTTTAGGGTCCAAACCCGCTTGCCGCGCCCAGGCCAGCCCTACCGTCTGCACAGCGCACACGACACACAAGCCGCAGCCGAGGCGGAAGCCGCCAGCATTGTGTAAACATGATCAAGGTCATCACCAACCGCGCCCCGGCGTTTCTCAAAGCCGCATACGCAAACCCGGAGGTGGATCTTCAGAACCACACCGGGTTCATTGACCCACAGGAGAAGTTCATCGAATGGGATGGGTCATGGGTCATCCGAGAGATGACAGCAGAGAGAGTGCCCCGCTTTGTGTCCCGATGTCAGACGCTAGAGGCAGCCATCTACAAGATGAGCAAACATTGAAAGCCCCTTCGGGGGCTTTTTCGTTTGGTTGTCTAGGTTTCCTAGGCCCCTCAGGTAGCTCACCCCATGAGCCACTGTGTAAACGATCAATTATGTAAACGCAGATAAGGCTCGCTAAAAAATGTCGCGTTAAGCAAAATCGCAAAAGCCGGGAAAGAAGAAAAAAGGCCCCGCTTGGGGCCTTGTGTTGGGTCATCAAAACTTGTCCAGATTCTCGGAGTAGGTGCCTGATGTCTTGTTGTACAGCAGGGAGGTCTCCCCCTGTGTCCCAACCCACCGATACCTGCACTTCCAGACTGCGATCTCCACCCACTGCTCTTGCCTGTGAACGGTGATGCCGTTGTCTGTCTTTGCCCACCATGCCATTGACCCGCTAATGCTCATGCCGTCCGGGCGGGGTTGCTCCACCCCTGCGCGGTTGATCTTACTGGGGTGAGCAATGAAGAAGGTGTGAACGTCATGCGCCTTGCAGAACTTCTGCACCCGGGTCAGCATGTTGCTGATCGCCTCAGTCTCGGTGGTGTTGTCTCTGTTTAAGTCTAAGTAGTTGTACGGGTCAATGATCAATCCACGCACACCCATGCGTTTAACTGCAACGCGGGCGCGGTCGAGGATGCTGTCGAGGGTGTTGGGTTCCTCGCCCTGGGAGTCAATGAAGAGGAAGTGCTCCTTGACCCACGCGAATGCGGTGTCCCTTTCGTGTTGGGTCATCCGCTCCTTGCCTTCAAAGAACCTCTTCCGCGTGTAGATCTCCATCAGGCGGGTGATGTGGATCTCAGGCTGGTTCTCAAAGCTACAGGCTGCGAACTTCCAGTCATTGGCCCGCGCTAGATTGACCATGACCTGATCAATGAAGTTGCTCTTGCCGCTGGATGGGTATCCAGTGACCACAGTCAACTGCCCCGGTGCCACTGTGTAAATGCTGTCTACTGACGAGTAGCCGGTTGAGAATCCCTTTCCCGTGCCCTTGGTGAAGAGATCGTTTATACGATCCTCATAGGTCCCGGCATCAGACAGTCCTGACACTGGATACGGCTGCGCTTTCTCAATGACCTCCTTGACGCTATCGGCTCCCTGCCGTGTT